CACGAACTCAATCAGATCGGCGCACTCCTTGCGCGATAACTTGCTGGTCCTCGCCGGCACGATGTCCACGCCATGCCCGTCCAGCGCCGGCAGAATCTCCACCGACTCGCCATGCACCCGGCACCAGGCCGCGACGAGCAGGCGCTTCCACACCTCTGGGTCTCGCTTCTTGCCGGCCCATTCGATCTTTTTGGCGATCTCATCGATGAGCGCGTGCAGCAGGTTGTTTTCGGCACCTGACCGCCTCGGCTCGGCGATGGTGACGCTGTAGCCCTCCGGGGCCTCCTGCACGGCGCGGACGGCGTTCTGCCGGGCGATGGCGTGGGCCATGATGAAGACGCGCTTGCTCATGCCGCGCTCCAGATTCCAAGCCGGCGCCGCGCTGCCGCAAACTCCCGTCGCACCGCGACGTGCGCCTCGATGGCGAGCTGCTGCACGTGCACCAGCACGCGCGCGGCCGCCGCTTCTGCCGCCTTCTGGACGCTGTAGCCGAAGAGATCGCGCTCGTGGGCGGGGATCGGCTTGCCAGCCTTGGCGTAGCACACCGGACCCATGCCATCCTTGCCGGCGGTCTTCATCGGGTGGTGGCAGCGGCGGCAGTAGTAGCGCATCAGCCGGCCCTCCACTGCACGACGATCCCGCGCACGTAGACCACGGCGTACAGCGCCACCAGGATCCACAGCCCGCCAGCGGCCGGGCCGAGCAAGTAGGCGTAGAACCCCCATGCGAACTGCGCGACGAGGCCGACGATCGGCGCCCAGCGGCGTTGCACTTTGGAATGCCCGGTCGCCATCCACATCGTCAGGACACCGAAGACGCCCAGCAGCATCGACACGGCAAATGTCAGATCGAGCGTCACTTCGGACCCTCCGCTTTTGCCAGCGATTCCAGGCACTGCGCGCAGGTGAACATGTTTCCGGAGTTCTTCCCGCCCTTCGTCGGCTTGTCGGTTAGGCACCGGCAGCAGTAGCGGTGATTCATCAGCCGGCGCTGTGGCATCTGCGCGTGGGTGTCGCAGGGGAGGATGCGCGTCGTCATGCCAAAACTCCGATCCCAGCCAGCACAGCCCGCGCGTGCTCGCGGTTTTCGCGCCGCCAACCGGGGGCGAACGGGCGATCGTGCATTTCGCCGTCGGTCCACCTGTCGCCGCAGCCAGCGCATGTGAGCGTCCAGCCGTACCACTCCTGGAACTGCGCGGCCATGCGGCGCATCCGGTCGCACGTCGGGCAGTGAGAGACCATGCACTCGGTGCGCGAGTAGCGGGCGCGGTTGATGTGGATGTTCTGCGTCATGCGGTTTCCTTCTTCCACTGGACGAAGATCCCGCGCACGTAGACCCCGGCATACAGCGCCACCAGAATCCACAGCCCGCCGGCAGCAGGACCAAGGAGCCAGGCGTACCAACCCCAGGCCAGTTGCGCCGTCAGACCAACCACGGGCGCCCACTTGCGCTGCGCGTCGGAGCGGCCGGTGGCCATCCACATCGTGGCCACCCCGAACCCGCCCAACAGGAGCGACACGGCAAAGGTGATGGTCATGCTTCGGCCTCGACTGGAGTGATCAGCACCACCACGCGCGGCGAGCGGCTGTAGTTCTTGCTGACGGTCGCCTCCACCACCTGCACGTCGTCTTTCCATGCGACGCCGTTCAGCCCGTCGCAGATCGCCTTCAAAATATTGTCCAAATCTGGCTTCGTCGCCGGCCTGATCTCGTCGCGCACAGCCCGCTCCTGCTTCTTGCCGGACCAGCTCGCGGGGATCGGCAGACACACGTCCAGCCGCAGCGCCACCGGCCCAGTAACCGGCTCGCGCCCGGCCATGGCTTGGTGTCCGGCCAGCGCAACGCGGCTCTCGTAGTTGACGGTCTTCTCGGGGGTGTAGAGCCGGGCGAAGCCGCCGACCTTGCCCACGCGCGGGCGGCCCTTGCCGACAGGGGCGCCGGGGACGGTGAAGGTGATGGTGCTCACAGCACCTCCGCACGGTATGAACACGGATGCGAGTGCACGAGATCGCAGTGCTCGACCACCATGCAGCCAGCGCACTCGGGATCAGTCACCGGGCTCACTTCTTTTTCTCCGGCGGGGTCCACGTCGGGCGGTAGTTCGGCGGAATCTGAAACAGGTTCTCGTTGCATGGCTTCTTCCCCACAGTGATTCCGTTCTCGCAGGCGTAGACCACTCGCGCGCCCCACTCGGCGTACTCGGCCAGCAAGGCGGTCGTGATGGGCATTGCGGCGCGGCGTGCAGCGCGGCGGGCTTCGGTGTCGGTCATGACTGCGCCATCGCGGGCTGGCCGCTGAACTCGACGTAGGAGATCGGACGGCGCCGGCTCGATGTAGCGAACTGCTGCGCGCTGCGCACGAACCACAGCGCCAGCGTCTTGTGCTGCACGTCGCCGTTGCGCTGCTTTTGCAGTTCGAGTTTGGCATCCGGGTCATCGGTGATCGGGTCAGACTCGTCGCGGCGCGCGGACCAGACCGAAAACACGTTGTCGGCGCCGTCCGTGATCTTGCCGGCGCCGCCCACGTCCATCTTTCCCGGCACGCCAGATTCGTCCTTGCCCTTGCGCGGGTGCGCGACCAGATGGATGTGGCAGCCGTTGCGCTTGGCGAAGTTGCACAGCTTCTGGATGGCCTTCTTCTGCTCGCTGATCGAGCCAGGCCCGTCCTCTGGAACGTCGGTCATCATCAACGAGTCGATGACGAAGTGGCGCACCCCGTAGCGCTTGTTGGCGTACTCGAACACGTCCAGCAGGCGGTCGATGCCGGCGCTGCCCACGAGGTTGAAGACCCAGATGCGGTCCTGCATCCACTGCCCGATCGCGTCCAGGAAGGCGCTGGTTGGCCGGTCCAGCCCGGACGCCTGCTTGACCATGCGCTTCAACTGCCGCTCGGGCGTCATCTCGCCGGAGAACACGCACAGGCGCTCGCCCTGCTGCATCAGCCCCAATTCGACCTGTGACAGCAGTAGGCTCTTGCCGTGGCCGTTGTAGCCGGTCCAGACGGTCAGTTCGCCCTGGCGGAACTCGAACCAGTCCAGGCTCTGGTCCAGCCGCAACACCGGGTCGGTGCTTTGCCCATCGGTCGGGTAGAACATCGCCTTGACCCGGCCCATGAAGTCGGCGAGCTGGCGCAACTCCTCGGGGTCCTGCGGCTTGGCGTCCTTCGCCGCGTGCTGGAAGTCCTCGCCGCCGGCTCCGTCCATGAGCCACTGGTTGGCGTCCTTGGCCGGGAACGTCAAGCGCTTGCAGCGCATCACGCCCAGGCGCCGGATCACCTCCTTGGCGCCCTTCTCTCCGGCCTCGTCTGAATCGAACGCGACCAGGATTTCGGAGAACCGCTCCAGCCGCTCCCAGTCGGACTCGATCCACTGGTGGTTGCCGGCCCCGGCGTTGACCGACAGCGCCGGGATGCCTGCCTGCCACAAGGTCATGGCGTCGATCTCGCCCTCGGTGATCGCCACCGTGCGGGCGCGCGGGGCGATCAGGTGCCAGCCAAACAGGCAGGGCTCGGCCCCGCCCTCCTGGCGCATGTCGCGCTTGTCGTCCGGGTTGCGGTACTTGACGTTGACCAGCTCGCCGTCGCGCAGGTACGGGAACACGGCGTACACCTTGCCGCCATGGACCTGCTCGCCGATCTTCCAGGCGGCGATAGTGCGCTCCTCGAGGCCGCGGCTGGACAGCCACTCGCGGACCCGGCTTTTCGGGGTCTGGCACTGCGGCTTGGCCGGGCGCTTGTAGGCCTTCTCCTCGCGCGCCGGCATGGCGTCGTGGATTCCCAGGTATTGCTTGGCGTCATTGATCGCCTCGGACATGCTCTGGCCGCGGCAGGCGGCCCACAGGTCCAGCAGGTCGCCGGCCTCGCCCGAGGCGAAGTCCTTCCACACTCCGGCCTTGGCGCCGGTCAGGCGCACCGACAGCGATTGCCCCGGCTCGCCGGTGGTGCTGCCGGCCTTCCACTCCGGCCCGGCCTTCTTGCCCTGCGGCAGCAGGTACGAGCAGATCGCCGCGGCGTTGTCGGACATGCGCTGGGACAGTTCGGCGGCGTTCATGCGACCTCCAGCCGGCGGCCGTCGCGGAACTGCGCGGCGTTGTGCTCGTAGCAGCCGGCGTTACCGGCCTCGTAGACGTTCTCGAACCCGCAGGCTTCCCACCAGCGCCCGACCGGGCCGGCGTCTTCCTCGGTGCCCTCCCACCTGCGGTTGTTCAGGTACACCAGCGGCGCCGGGATGTACTGCCCGTTGTCCTTGGTCCAGTCCGTGGACCGCTTCAGGCGCTCGACGTGGGCCAAGATGGCGTCAAGGTGGCGCTCGGCGCCGGCCTTTTTCCACGCCTCCAGGCATTTGCCCTTGGCTTCCTTGCGCTTGGACTTGGGCCAGACCCGCCAGAAC